GGTGAAAGAACTGGTATCCTAAATGTAGAAGGAAAATTAGCTAAAGCATTATCTAAGGAAGATGGTGTTTTAGTTGTTAAGGCAGCTGATAGGGATACTATCCTCAATGAGATTAGTGCTAGAATGGCAAGGTATGAAACACTTGATGGTGAACTCTACAATGACCTAAAAGCACTTAGACAAGATGTTAAAGATATCTTCAATAAAGGGTTAAAACCTGGAGATGGTATTCTTGACCAACTTTATTTCTTAGATGATAAGACTAAATCACTTGTTGAGAAATTATCTCAATCATACAATAAGGTGGTTACTCCTGAAGATTTTGCTCAGATTGCTAAAATTATGAGTGAGAACTTAAGAGACCAAGTACCTATTCTAAAAGACTTTACAAAGTTTTACGGAAGGTTAGCTGAAGATTTTCTAGCTAATGCCAAGCCGTCTAATAGTATAAAAGGATTATCTGATATATTAAAAGAACAGACTATTGGCGTTAGAAACAGAAGACCACCAGCTATCCTTAATCGTTTGCCTGGTTATCGTCCTAACAGTACTCTTGCTAATATTATTTATGGTATTAGAAAAGAAGAGTTGCCTAAAAGATGGACATCAGTACCTTGGGTTAATTTTGATGGAAAAATTATTGAACAGAATTTTACACAAACATTCGAGGAAAGATTACGTTATCAGGATAAAGATGGTAAGTGGATAACTAACATTATTCAAGTTGCTCAGAAGACTGACCCTACATGGTGGGAAGCTTTAACTAATAAGAGTGATACTATTAATGATATTGCTGATGCTGGTAAGGCTAGAACAGCCTTCGCAGTTAACGGCAATCACAGTAATGATGCAACATTAGTTAAAAGATTTCATTTATGGGGTAAAGAAAACAATATTGCAACATCTACAGTGCATGACGCATTCTTCACTAATACTGTTGATATGCTTGCAGGTAGAAAAGCTTTAAGGAAAATCTATGCTAATACTTTAAATCAAAATAGTGTAAAGGCTACTCTTGATGAGATGAGAAAGCGTGGATTACCAAAAGAAATATATGATCGTTATTTAAATGAAGCGATTGACATTGGACTCATACCTGTGGTAGGACGTTCTCGTGTTGGTGGAAAACTTTTAACTGAAGATGATATATTAAAGATAGAAGATGTTTTACAACCTGTTCCTGAAAGCTACAAACAAGATTTTGGTTTTTATGGTGTAGGATAAGGAAATGCAGTATAGGAAGGCAGTCGAGACAGAGAGCCTATACCTCTTAGAAGTCTCAGCAAACCCTTTTGGAGTTGTACTCTAAATATTATAAATTGAGCTGTGCTCAGAAAGAAATTAAAATGTCATTTAAACTATTATCAGCTGAAGAAATCGCAGCGTTATCACCAGAAGAACAAACTAAATATCAAGCTGATTTAGAAGCTTCAAAAACTAAGAAACCAGAAGATGAGGATTTAGTTAATAAGTTGGTGCAAGAACGTATCGATAACGAACTGAAACCTATTAAAGAAAAGTTAGACAACGCATTTAGAGCTCGTGATGAGGCAATGGCGAAAGCTGCTGAATATGAGCGCAAAGAAAAAGAAGCAAATCTTAAACGACTAGAAGACGAAGGTAAACATAAAGAAGTTTATGAGCTTAAGCTAGCCGAAGAAAAAGCACGTATTGCAGCCTTAGAAAAAGCTAACATTGAGTTAACTCGTGATGTTACCGTACGCGACGTACTAAAAGGCTTCTCCTTCCGTAACGAATCTGCAGCAGACTTAGCCTATCGCGAGGTAGTAGCTCAACTGGTGCAAAATGAAACAGGTAACTGGATTCATCGTTCGGGTGTAAGTATCAAAGATTTTGTAACTAACTTTGCACAAAGTGAAGAAATGTCTTTCTTATTCAAACCAAAAGGTAATAGTGGAGCTGGCACTAACACAAATAATACAAACAATCCTAATTTAGGTGATGATGGTAAACCAAAGTCATTGTTCAAAATGACTCAAGCGGAAGTACTAAAATTAGCTAAAGAAGGAAAACTCCCAAAATAATAAGGAAATAATATGCCAGTAACAAACTTAGCAGGTGCAGATCAATTTGTTTTACAAGCAGCAATTAGTGCATATAGCGATGAAGCTTATACTAATGCTCGTAAACTTTCAGGCACAGGCATTGTGGGCTCAAACCCAGATATTGATGTTAATACCGAAACATTTATTGGTCAAGTACGTTGGTACAAACCTCTAAACGCAACTATTAACGTTGCATCATTAACAAACGCAGCAAATGGTACTGGTACTACCTTTGCATCAGATTATTTGACCTATATTAAAACTGTACGTACACATGGTGCTACTAAAGTTAATATGGCTCAAGTTGTTACCCAAGAAGATGGCTTAGCTAAAATCGGTCGTGATTTCGCTGAAACACGTGCGCAAGATGAGCATAATGCAATCTTGTCAGTACTACGTGGTGTAGCTCTTTCAGAAATGTTGAACGGTGCTGCTGCAGCTTCAGGCGCAACTGGTCTTGGTGGTCAAACCTTTGACAATGACCCTACAGATAAGAAATATGGTTTCTATGTTGACTTAGGTAGTTCTAAAGTTGTAGTTGATGCAACTGCTACAGCTCAAGGTGCTGCTCGTGCTGAAGGCTTCTTACAAGCTATTGGTAAGGCATGGAAAGATTACGAGTCAGAATATTACTACTTAGTCACTTCACCAGAAGTTGTTGCTTCATTACGCTCAGCTAATCTAGTAGATCAAATTGTAGTTACAGAAGGTAATGTTAATTTTAACACTATTTTCGGTGGTAAGTTCCGTTTGGTTCAAACTCGTGCTAACCAAGGTTTCAGTACTGCAGAATTAGCTAAGGTTAATACAGGTGCTGGTGTGGACATTACTGGTGTTAAGACATCATTCATTGTATTACCTGGTGCTATTGCTATGGAAGCTTTGACTGTTCCTGATAGTGTTGAGATATTCCGCGACGGTCGTGCTTATAATGGTGGTGGTGCTACTGATATTTGGCATCGTTGGGGTTATGTTGCGCATCCAGCTGGTTATAATTGGAAGGGTGCTGTAGATGCTTTCCCAACAGATGCTACTTACGGTTATGCTGTTGAGGACACAACACCATTAGCGTTAACTTCAGTGGTTTCTGCTACATTAGCTAGCACAACTGGTGTATGGGAACGTAAAACTAACTCAGCATTGACTTTAGGTATCTTACCTGTATTCCACGCATAATTAGGAGGTCTTATGGCACTGACTAAAGGCATCAATGCTTATATAACGGTAGCAGAAGCTTCGGCTTATATCGATGATAAGCTAGATGCTGCAGCATGGTCTGATGCAACACTAGCGGAGCAAGCTCAAGCTGTTATTACAGCTACACGTCTGTTGGATGATTTGCGTTGGATTGGAACTGCCATAATCGATAGTCAACTTTTGGCATTCCCCCGAGATGGTAGTTACTTTGAACCACGCTTAGGTAAAATCATTTATTTACCTGTATATGTACCACCAAGAATTGAGCAAGCCTGTGCTGAATTAGCATATCATCTATTAAATAATGATGGTATTCTAGATGACACAGGTGTTGTTCGTAGTATTAGTATAGATACAATAAACCTTACAAATATGATAAGTGCTAACGCCCTACCTAGTGTTGTTAAAAAGATTATAAACCCATTAAGAATTAATCAGGGTTCACTATTACCTTGGAGAGCAAACTAATGAGTCTCTCTTCTAAAATTAAACGTTCTGTCAGATTGGCTTTCAATAAGCTAGGTGACTTAGCAATTCCTGTTACATTAATTCAAAAGAATGCGACTGGATTTAATTTTTCAACAGGAGAGACAACTAGTTCTAACCCAATTACCAAAGTAACTAAAGGTGTTCTTGGTGCTGTAAAAAGAAAAGATTCAACTTTAGAGAAGACTCTACTGGTGTCATCTGAAGATATTACAGACCCTGACATTTATGATAAGGTTACGATTCTTGGTGTTACATGGAATATAGTGCCGCCTTGCGAAAATAATGGTTTTACAACAAAACTGAATATTGTTAGGGAAGCAACATGAGTAAATATGATGCTATCTATAGCGATATTTGGAAAATCTTTGATACAGTTGAATGGAAGGCAGAAGCAATACCTTCATATCCAACTGATATGATTCAAGCTAGTGGTGTTACAAACTTTATTAAGATTTCTCAGTTTGCTAACTATGAAAAACTACAACAAACATCTGGACTGCTTGAAATTGATATTTATATCAATGCAGGGGATGGTCCAAAACAAGCTAATATTATTGCAGATAAATTAGATAAATATTTGGCCAACAAGACAAGAACAACAGGGTTGACGGGTTCAACTCAGTTCTTTGAAAGTTCATTAGCCTTCTTTGGTACAGATAAAGCTAATCCTAGCTTATCTCGTTATCGTTACACAATCCCTTTTAATTATTATGGAAACTAATTATGGCTCACATTAACTCAATTGGCGCTGGTCTCTTCTCAGATTTGTCTATCGCTGTTCCAACAACTCCACCAGTCTACTCTTCACTGGACACTGCAGCTGAGTTTGCTGCATTGTTTGGTAGTGAGATTGACTCTGCTGGTGGTACTAAAGCTGCAGGTACTTTCGTTCGTGTTAAGAACGTTCGTGAATTTCCAGCTATGGGTACTCCTGCAAATATTGTAAACGTTCCTACTTATGGTCAGAAATCTAGCCAACAAGTACAAGGTCAATCTGATTCTCCTTCAATGGAAATCACTTTGAACTTTGTTCCTTCTGATTGGGCTGATGAAGTAACGAACATTCTAGGTTCTATGGTAGGTGACGGCAATCAATACGTATTTCGTTTCTCTCTATTAAACTCTGAGCCTTCTGGTACAGGTGCAACTAAGTTTGCAACTACTGCTGGTGGTTTAGGTACTGTTCAAAACAGTGAATGGTATTGGGTAGGTAAGCTTGAAGCTCTGTTGGTAAATCCACAGTTGACTGATGCTAACACTGCTACAATCACATTGACTGTACAATCTGCTGTTTATGGTGCTTACACTATCTAATAGCTAAATTAGAAAGGGAGTTCGTGTGAATTGGTGTTCCTACTCTTAAACAACCTGCCACCCCATAGGTCAGGTGTCCCTTCTGATAATTATTTAAAGAATATTATGACTACTAATACAGAAGATATTAAGCCATTCAGTATTGGCTATGTTATGAAAACTACTGTTAAACATATCCGTAAGGACTTGAATATCAGTATCGACAAAACATTTGCTCGTATTAAAGATTTTAGTGGCAATCAAGAAAAATCAGAAGAAGTTTTCGAAACACTTGCTTTATTGCATTCATTGCGTAAACAAGTCGATGACTTTCAATTTCAAAATAAAGAAAAATTTAAGGATTAATTCATGTCTACAGATGCAAAACCAAATCGTTTTCTAGGTGCTAAAGTTAGTAAAGTTACTAATTTTGTAAATCAAAAAATTGATATTAATAAATTGACAGTATCTCAAGTACTTGTCGTTCAAGAAAAAGCAAGCAAATTAACTGAACAAGCTGATGATGCTGCTAACTTAGAGTTGTTGATTTTTGTTATTAAAGAAGGTGCACCAGATTTACGTGATCTGCCAGATGAAGCTTTTAATGAATTTCCTTTAGATGAATTAACAAAACTTTCAACAGAGATTATGCAATACTCAGGTCTTTCAACGGGAAAGTAGCAGTAAGGATTAAACTAGCTGATAATGATATCTCTTTATTTGATCTTGCATTTAGTTTAGGGATGCCCTTATACAAACTAATGGAAGAAATGCCTTATGAAGAGATGTTAGGTTGGTTTGAGTATTTCTCTATACGTCCTGTAGGGTGGCGAGAAGACACTAGAGCTGCAATGATTATTCGTTCAGCAGGTGTTAAAGCTAAACCTCATGAGTTGTTTCATACGTTAAGACTTATGGAAGACAATCGTGAAAAAGAAGCTAGTATTATGAACTCATTGAAAGGTTCGAAATTCTTTAGTGTCTTATTAGGTGCTAAGGGTGGAGATTCTTTACAAGGAGTTTTTGATGAAGTTTAACTTTAAGAATGTAGGTAGTGAGTTTGCTAAGTTAAAACAAGAACAAGCTAAACTACTTGAAAAAGAAGAATCAAAGGTTATTAACAACCTAAAGAAAGAACTAGAAGATGCTACCCCTATTGATACAGGCTTAGCCCGTTCGTCATGGGAGTTATCAGGAAGTTCTGGAGAAAAAAGACTGACAAATACAGTCGATTATATTGAGTCCTTAAACAACGGTCATTCCAAACAAGCGCCATCTAATTTTGTGCAACATATTGCAATAAAGTTTGGTAAACCTTTAGGTCCAATTATTACAGTAACATAGCCCAGAGCCTAACAGTTCTGGGTTTTATTTTAAGGAATTAAAATGGCTATAGTATTACAAACGTTATCAGATTCAAAACAAGCACAAGCTGACCTGGCCAGACTCAGAGAGTCGGTTGATGGTATTAAAGCTTCTGCTGATAAAACAACAAGTAGCTTAGGTAACTTTACTAAGATATTTGCTGCAGGTATTGCAGCTGTAGGTGGTTTCAGTGTATTTACAAAATACTCAGATACTCTTACAAACATTAATACAAAACTAAAGATTGCTACCACTTCACAAGAAGAGTTTAATTATGCATTTGAAAAAGTAAAAACAATTGCATTAACCACACGTTCAAACTTATCTGCTGTATCAACACTGTATTCTAAGACAGCCGCTAATGCTAAAATGCTTGGTGTGAATCAGGCACAAGTAGCTAAGTTTACAGAGTTGGTTTCTAAATCAACTGCTGCATCAGGTGCTACTGCACAAGAAGCTGCTGCAGGTATTCAACAATTAGGTCAAGCATTAGCCTCAAATAATTTTGCTGGTGATGAGTTACGGTCAATCTTAGAAAATGTCCCTTTCTTAGCACAACGGATTGCTGAAGGTCTTCATGTATCTGTTGGTGAATTACGTAAAATGGGCGAAGAAGGTAAGCTTGTTGGTAGTCAAGTATTTGGTGCAATCCTTTCTCAACAAGGAAAAATTAACGATGCTTTCTCAAAAGTAGGTATTACTTATGGTGCAGCATACACAAACTTAGGAAATTCTTTAGTACTCCTTTTTGGTGCTGTTAAAAGCTCGATAACAGATTCAACCAGCTCTATGGCAGATTGGATTAATAGCATTGCACTAAAGATTGGCTTTATTGCTACCAATTTTAAATACTCAATGTTCAAAGCAGAAGCTTTTGTTGCAGATTTTGTAATTGCTGCTTTAGATATGTTTGATGCACTAAAAGAGAAATTAACTGAAGTTGCTAAAACAATTACTGAAACTGCAAAAGAACTTTACGTAAAATGGAAACCTGCATTAGATTCAATTCTAGTTGAAGTAAAAGCATGGGCTGGTGTTATCTCTGTATTAATGATTTCTGCTTATAGTAGTTTCTTAACTTATGTTTCTTCTACAGCATTAGGCAAGGCAATTGCTTCTGGATTTTCAAAATCAGTTGATGTTGTTGTGAAACTTGGCTCAAAGTTAAGAGATTCTTTTAAAAACTTATTTCCTACAATTGATGTTAATAAGTTCTTTCCTAATCTAGAACAAGTTAAGGGATATGTAGCTAACTTTGCTAAAACAGTAGAGGGTTGGTTCTTCTGGATTTATGACCGTGTCATCGGACACTCATGGATACCAGACTTAGTCAATGGTGTAATCTTTTGGACTAAAAAATTATTAGGCGCACCGCTAAAATTTATCTCACAATTTAGTACTTCTGCAAATGGAATTTTTAAGAGTTTGTCATTAACTACTGTATTCACGGGCAGTTTGATTGTGCTTTCTAAATATAAAAGCATGCTATTCACTATTTTAGGTATTGTAGGTTCGATTGCTGCGGCATGGGGTGCAATGAGCTTTCTTAAGAATGCAAAAGCCCCTCAAAAGCCAACAGTTAAGAATCTTTCTGAAATAACAGATAAGAATAAAACAAATACCTATCTTAAAGACACTGCAAAGTGGACAAAAGAAATGGCGAAAACTGTTAAGAAGAATTTTGATACTTCAACATTTGGTCACACTGTAAAACAAATACTTGGAATGAAGGATACTACCCCAGGTAATGTTGGTGGTACAAATATTGATACTAACTCAACAGTAGGACGTGGTCCACAAAGATATCAAGAAGATCCAGGTATTATTCACAATCTAGTTAACGCTCTACCTAAAGATTGGCAAGTACCTGTAGTTGCTGGTTTAGGTGGTGCAGTAGTATTAGCGTTAGTAACTGCTTTAGAAGCTTCACCATTTAGAAATGCTATGATTGGCATTGCTACAACTATTTTTGGGGTAATTGCTGCTAGAAATATAGACAGTAAGACAATTAATAATGCAATGTACAGTGCAGGTGACAGTTTTATGAAAGCTGTTTCTTGGGGAATGGAAAAGCTGTTTGGTGGTAATATTATGAAAGATCCATTTGGTGGTCTTGCTCTTATTGCAAAACTTTCTTTATTGTTTAAATCAGGTCGTGA